AAACATAATAAACAATTAATAAACATTAATAAACGTATCTCTAAAGTAAACGAAACTCGTTTTAATACTTTAATTCTTTCTAATCTCCCTAAAGAGTTACGATCTAAGGTAAACGCAGGACAGAACTACGAGGAACAGTTAGACGAATTAGAACGCCTAAAGGTAACCGAGAACCGTATTCGCGAAACTTTTAACCTTTTACCGTGGCACGAGGTTAAGTCAGTCGGTGGCGCGGTTAGTAAATTGTTAGCTGATTTAGTAGTCGAGGCACGTAAGGTAATAAGCGAACGCGAACAGTCTGCCGAGGAGAACCGTTTAATGGCCTTACAGAACGCTGAACGTGAACGACTTAAAGCACCGCCTGAGATCGTAGAACTACGGGCTAAAGAGGCACGCGAGGCGATACGTAGAGGAACGCCGTAAGGACTATCTAAGCCCAACACCTAAAGCGCGCAATTCTGCTAGGCATACGGACAGTCACTTACGACGCCTACTTAGTGTTACCGAATTGAACTCGTGGCGGTATCGGGATAACCCTAGTTTTTTAGTGCCGATAAAATATATCCGAGCAAAGTCTATAGGCTCTGCTCGGTCTGTGCGTTTTTTGGTTCGCCCTCTTCTTCGGTAGCTTTTGGGTTTGCCTTAACAACTAAATCTCTAACAATATCTGCTCCATTAATATATCCTAGTAATTCGCAAACATCATCATTGTCTAAAAAGTGCATTTTATCTACTGCATTTTTGTTAAACTGTCTAATTCCCTCATTTATCATTAACTTAAATGTTGTAGTCATATCCTTAATACTAACTTCTTTTTGTTTTGCCATAAAAATACTACCATCATCATTTTTCAAAACTTCTCCATCAGAAAAAACTTGTATTCCATTGATTTTATCTTCGACCAAGTTTCCAAATTCATCTCTTGCCACTGTTTCAAAAATCTTTGTCCATTCCGATATAGTGCCAAATATCTCTTGTAATTCTCTTGATACAATCATGTTGTAAGCTATTGGATATTTTTCTCCGTCAATTTCTAACATTTCAAACTTTGCTTTCATTTCGTATTCTCCTTTTTTGTATGGTTATTTTTTACTATATAATTATATCAAAAAAGGGCAGTTTTAACCACCCTTTTTAATAGGTATTTACTTATGCAGTAATAATATACTCTCTGCTTGTAACTGTAGAATTAGCAAGTCCAGACTTGATTGCAATTGCTTTTAATCCACAAGATGCAGATATATCTATCGGTGCCGAATAAGTAGATCCATTTGTAGCAGATGGAGTTGTACCATTTTGAGTATAGTAGATTGTTGCTCCACTTGTTGCAGTTGTTAATGTTACATCTTGTGCTTGTAAAGCAGTGTAAGTCCCACTTGCTAAACTTACTACAACTTCTGATGCAGTTGCTAAAAACAATGTATCAATATATGCTACTGCGTCAGCTTTTGTGTCAAATGATACTTCTTCCATAAATGAACCATCTTCAAGAGCATAAATAATACCTGTTAACACTGAATAGGTATAAGATACTGTACCCTCTTGAGTTTTTGCATCTTCTGTCTCGCTTGCAAACTCAACTTTGTAATAATGCTTTACAACAAATTTATTAACTTTGTTGTTTACGTCAAAATCATTTACAATATATGCAAATCCAACCGCATTTGGAATATCCGACATATTAGATACATATTTTGTTGAGTTAACAGTAGTTCCACCGTTTGAAAAACTTACTGCTGATGATGTTTTACCCATTAATGGAGCAAGTATTGACTTGTCCGAGTAGTCAATTGTTAAATCTAATTTGCCATCTTTAAACGATTGATTTTTATGTTTCAATCTATCGTCTGAATAAAGTGGTGCATCATTGTAGTTGATTGTTGGCTTTACTTCGATTGCTCCTGATGTAATTTGAGGACTTCCGTAAGTCTTTAATGCCTCATTAAGTAGTAATGCGTGTTTAAATGTACTTAAACCTTGTTTTGCCATTGTGTACCTCTCTTTCTATGTTTCACTATTTTCAAAAATCTCACATTCAAAAATCAAATGTCGTTTTTTTGTTTCTTCTTCGATTAGTTGCGTAATTTGTGGATACGTAAATCCTGTATCAAACAATGCCTTGCGTATAAATGCCTTATCCGAGTAGTAATTATAGGTTAAATCGCAAAAATAATGTATTTGCATAGTTGTTGTGTCTATTTTTGGCTTGTTATCTGCAAAGACTTGACCTCTACTATCTGCAATATTAAATACTACATATGGTGTTGTAGTTCCATTATAAACACTATCAACAACTTTGTCTGCACCAAATCTAGTATCTAATGCACCTTTTATTTTGCTTGCTACACTCATTCCACCACCACCTTACTAAATTCTTCTTGCAATTTTGCCATAACTGCCGACTGACTGTCTTTATAAGCCTTTGTCATAATCGGTTTTGGTGTCTGCTTACTAGTTCCATATTCTAAATGTGCTAATATTTCCATATTTCGCACAGGAACTTTGTATTTTCGCAAAACTCCTTTACTGTCTAAGTAAGTATCAGATTTTCCTGTCGGTCTTACGCAAACAAAATAACCACCATTTGGGGACTTGCTAGCCTTAGTTTTTTTAACCGAGTTTACTAATTGAGATGTTCTTCTATGCTTGGATAGTTCTGATTTGACCGATAATTCCAATATCGGAATAGTCGCATCTAATATTTGTGGTATATATTCATCTGGATTACTTAGTTCTTCTAGTTTTTTGACAAAATCTTTGTCTATTTCAAAATCAAATTTGCCCATATCATCACCCACATATTAGTAAAATCATACTTTCGTTACTTTCATCAGTTCTTACAATTGTATACAAACAAGAATTATATCTTACTTTTTGTGGATATACTTCTTTTTGGTTCGATACAACCCTTAAACTCTCCCAATCTTCAACCCTTAATGAAAAAACCTTTGACACCTTTACACCAATTTCCATTGCTTTGTAAAATTCTGAACTATAAACCTTGCTTACATCAACAAAAACTTCTGTTTCGGTCAATGTTGGACTTAAAAATCCATTTGCATCAACTGTATCATTCTCATAGATTAAAGTGGCTATATCTTTAAACAATTAGACCACCTCTTCCGTGTATTCGGAACACAATGTTAAATGTGTCACTAATGCATTAAATGATTTCTCATATTTGTCGGAATCTTCATTGTTTAATCCAAAATTAGCCTTGCAATATAGCTTTATTGCCCTAGATATTAACGCATCTGGTGTATCAACTAATGTTGCAAGCACTCCACAAAGCTTTATCTTCATCTTTGCCTCTGCTATTAATCCGTCAATTTCGCCATCAAATGTTACTGTTTTTATCCTTAATTCTAACTTTACTTCTTCTTTTAGAGCCATTTTCTCACTCCCTTAAATTAAAGAGTGGCTTTTACACCACTCTTATTTTTTAATACTAGGCTGCTCTAGTATATAGTACAAATGCCTCATTCATGGTTGGTGCACCATCAAGCAATGCCATTGCTCTATAAACTGTTGTACCTGTTCTAAATCCAACCGAAGTATCATTAGAGATTTCCATTGCCTTAGACCAATTTAAGTGGTAGTAGCTAAAATCTCCGAAGATGATTTTATCTGTTGGCATATAATCATTTAAGATTACAGGATATCCTAAGATATTGAACTTAGATGGACTTTCCACATCTGTATGAACTACAGGATGTCCGTCTGAGCCAACCATTGCCATAATGTCAGAGAAGAATACTGCTCTTGGCATTGTAAATGCTGCGTTTGCATTGTATGATGTTGGCAATGCTGCTACGATCTTCATTAAGTCTGCGTAAGTCATACCTGCTTTAGTATAAGTACCTGTTGCAGAAATCTCTCCACTCTTTAATAATCCTGTTGGTTGACCTGATCCGGTACCATTTGGAATAGCATTTTCGATTGCTTTGTTCATTTTCTTAACTAAGGCATTTACAATAAATCCCTCAAATGCATCAATCGACATAGCTTTTACATCTGCACCGATTTCAATTGTTTTGATTAGCTTGTAAGCTGCTAAAGTGATTGAATCGAATGAATCTGCACTATCTGTAGATGCAGTTCCCATTGCTACCCATGATGCATCATTCTTTGCATTTTCTCTTGGAAGAACTAATCCACCTGGTAAAAATGATACAGTAATCATTGCATATAAAACAGATGTCTGTTCTAATTTCTCGATGATCTTGTTCATGGTCATTGTTGGGATTGTGCTTGCTGCACTCACAACTGTATTTTCTTTTTGAGTTAATGTCTTTCCTTGTAATTGCTTAAGGAATGCGTTTCTAAACTCTTTTGTATCTGCAATGTCTTGCATTTCAACTGTTCCGGATAGTAATTCGTCCACTTTGTCTACTCCTTTCGCACCAACTCCCATATTTTCTAACGGAGGAATTGCTACTGCACCCTTGAGTGCATCAATGTCTGCTTGTGCCTTTTTGATTGTCTCAAAATCTGCATCGAGTTTCTCAATGTCTGCTAAAATAGCACTAACATCAGCAACCTTGCTTGCATCTAGCTTTAATTCATCAGCTTTCGCAAACATATCATTTCTTTTCGCTAAATATTCTTCTCTTGTCATTCTCTTACTCCTTTTAATTTTAATAAGTTAAGTTTATTGTTATTCATCAAAATGTCAATATTATTATCTGACATATTTGATAAAATTGCAAGTGTTTTGTTTACAACTTCATTTGGCAACATTTGATTTGTGTAAGTGCTTGCTACTAGTAGTGGAGAATTTTCTCCAACAAACATTATCTCATCCACAAATCCTAGTTCCATTGCCCTTGTTGCAGACATCCAAGTTTCCTTGTTCATAAGGTCAAGAATTTCTTCTCTACCCTTATTTGTCTTAATCATATAAGCATTTGCAATTCCGTCATTTGCTACTTTTAATTCTTCCGACATCTTATCCATCTCTCGGTAATCACCCTGTGCAATACTAGATACATTGTGCATCATAAATTGTCCCGTTGGACTGATTTTAACTTTGTCGCCACTCATTGCAATAACCGATGCAGATGATGCAGCCAACCCAACTATATTTACTTCTTTGTATCCTTGATAAGATTTTAGCATAGTGTAAATCTCTGAACCCTGGAATATATCTCCACCACCAGAGTTAATTTCGATACTTAGTGTATCGCCTTGTGCTTGTCCTATTTGTTTAGATACCTTTAAAGGACTTGTTGCATCAATTCCATAATAATCATAGACTTGTTGGTAGTCGTTGCTGACTATTACTCCCTTAATCTCAATCTTTTTCAATCCTTACTCCTTTCCGACTATTCCGTGATAGGTCTTGTGTCTAGTCTTCGTATTGGTTCATCTCCACCATCTATCGGTGCCCAATTAAATAGTTTTCTCCACTCATTTGGTACCATTGAGCCTCTGTCAACCATTCCCATAAATGCTAGCTTGGTTTGAGTGCTTGCGTATCCTAGATTAGATGCTTCGAACATGATGTAATTGCCATCTATTCTCTCTTTTCTTGTAAAGATTTTTCTCGTATATTCATTACTTAATTGTAATATAATCGGTTCAACACAACTCTCATAAAAAGATATCCATTCATCTTCATTAAATTTTGACTGTACAATCTTTTCATTGGTGTTAAAAAATGAATAAATACGTTCTTTTGTCCTATCCATCTGTGATGCGTTTGGTACATAGTCGTTTGGCTTAATCTGCGTAACATCAAACTTTGCATCTGCTCCGATTGCTCCGACTGTTTCGGAGGAGTTAGACAAAAAGTTATCAATAAATGTTTTTACCGACTTTGTGAGATGTTCATCTTTTAATTGACTATTATATTTTAGTAACCAATTAACCATATTTGAATTTTTTATTGCTTTAACTATGCCCTGATCCGTAGTTGTAACTATTTCCATTAATGGAACTAATGTTGTAGCAGGACTTGAGCCGAATATTTCATTTTCATTAAAATCTCTACGAAGATGAATTAAATCCGTATATCTAAATGTCACAATTGAATTTGCATCATTTCTTTTTAGATAAAACGTCATAAATAATTCGCCATTACTTTTTATTGCCTCGCAATTATATGCAACTATTGGATATATTGCAATCGGCAATCCGTTGTTATTTCTCTGGATAAATGCAAATGCGTTATTGTTAAGCAATAACTGTGTAGTCAATTTTTCTTGTAGTAACTGACCTGTCATATATGGATTTGGTTCTTCAAGTAAAAAACGAATATATGTCTGTGGATTTACTTGTATATCCTTAACTCCGTCTTTTACTTGCTCAAAAATATGCTTGCTTACTGATTTACCTACTGCAGAGACAATTGGTCTAATAGAACTACGGACAAGGTCTGATTGATATAGTTGCCCATCGTATGAATAAAATCCATTTTGGTTGTCAGATATAAATTCAAAATTTCCGACTGTTGTCTTGTTTAGCTTTTTTTCAAAAAGTTTCACTTGTTACTCCTTTCTAAACATCTACTTCTATCCAATCTATTTCAAATGTAGCAGTGGATAGTGTATTTGCTAAATTTGTTATCCTATAAAGTATACTAGAATTTGGTGGAACAATCAACACTCTACTTTCTGAACCAACTACACCACCTTTTTGTCCGCCAGATAATGTCGTATAAACACTTTCGTTACTGCATAACTCTTTCCCTCTGCTAATGCATTTAATTCTGTGCTTGTTGTATGGAATCCGTCCTTGACATTTAATAGTTTCAAAATATCAATATAGTTTATCGGGTTAGACAAGCTATCTAGTGCCTTTCCCGT